TTATTTTTGAAATTAAATTGAAACCAGTTTCTGAATTTAAATTTCAAAAAGAAGAAATTGTTTTATGCTGGTCTTTTGAGGAAAAACCATTAACTGTTGTCAAATTTATTAAGAAATATAATAAACCGTGTGAATGGAATGAATCTACTGGCAGATTAATGATAAAAAAATCTTATTTTGATAAATTAGACACTGAGCATTTAAATTTATTAATTTCTGAAGAAGGTGGTGAAAAAATAAGAATATAAAAATAATATCACAAAGATTAGATTATTTTCTATTAGGAGAATATTTGTCAATTAAGATAAAATATTTTTCATTTTTACCAGTAATAAGTAAATTGTAAGAAGGAGAAGAGGTTATACCTAGTCCTTTTTCTTTTTTAAAATTAGATATAAATATTTTTAATTCATTAGAACCATTAATAGTTATTATTTCGTTTGTTTCAATATTTTTTATTTTATAAATAACAAATGAAGGATTTTTATCGCCTATATGTCTTATTGATATTTTTTTCTTAGTTTCTTCAGACATAATTTTTTTATGTTCCTTATAATATTTTTTTAATGATTCCGAAAGTTTATTTTTTGACAATTCACTATGATGCTTTCCAAACATTGGATGATTTTCTTTATTTTCAAATCTTTTTTTAAGTGTGTCCGAAATTTTTTGTGTTATTTCTGGTTTGTTTTTATACCAATTCTGTATAGATTTTGAAATATTGTCGCAATATTCTGTTGACATTTTTTTACCTTTATTGGTTGGGTTCGCATTTTTTGATATTAATTTTTTGAGTTTAGTTGATCTTTCTATTCCAAAAAATTCATCAAAAGATTTATCTTTCATTGGATGATGATCGGAATTAATATATTTTATCTTTTTTCCAATTTTCATATCAGACATTTTTTTCTTTGTTTCTTTTTCACATATTCTACCTGATGAACCTTCACCTCCAGTTGTTAAATTAGTTAATGTACCAGTGTTGTCTATTAGTCTTCCTATATTTTTTATTAATTCTATTTCGTAATCAAATGCGTCATTTTCACTTATATTATCTTTAATAATTAATATCTCTGGTTCAAAGCCTTCATTAATTATTTTATTTAATTTATGATAAAAATGATTTTCCATATTTAATCTTAGTGATAAGTGATTTTTATATCTTCTTTTTTTACCTTTACCAACATAAATTGGTTCGTAATTAAAAATAAGTTCATTATAAGTATAATTTCCTGGTTTTCTTGTATCTAAATACACATACACATAGTAATTCATAATAAATATTTTTTATTCTATATATAAAATATTTGTAGTCCTAAACCTTATTGTACACACAATTGTCAAAAAAAATTAAAAAAACATTTAAAATAAAATTTAATATATAATCTAAAAAATAATTTAAAAAATGGGAAATATTACGACATCATTTCAGCAATTTAACGAATCAGAACAATATATTGATAAGGTTACTTATGAAATGACTGGCCCCCCCAACAAAAATCTGTGGGCTCATAAAGCTGATTTTGAGTCTGATATGTTAAGTTGGGGCTATACACATACCACATTAACTAAAAATACAGATATGTTGATTGCCGCAGATGAAGATTTAGGTACGTTGAAATGTGTTAAAGCAGAAAAATTTGGTATACCAATTTATAGTTATAAAGAAGCATTTCAAAAGAAAGAATTGTTATATAAACGAGTAATTAGAGCTAAAAAAATAGAAAATCTGAATAAAAAATCAGAAAAATATTTAACAGTTGAGTTGGATGAAGAAGAAAGATTACAACAGATTGTTAAAGATTCTGAATCTAAAAATGGTTATTTTGATACTTCCATTACAGAAATGGATGTGTGTACTGATATATATAATTATTTATTAGATGGTGGTTCAAAAAAAGTTAAAGATCCAAAATTGCTTGATATTTTTGATAGTTGTGATTTTGAGTCAGGCACAATTAAGTATTTAGAAAAGCAATTGAAGAAATATCAAACCAATGTTTATTATAAACCTATTTTAAATCAATTGGAAAGAGCTATTATAATGTTGACTGCACAAACAGATTTATAAAGCACCTAACAAGGTGTTTTTTTATTTTAAAACAACACGGTCAAAATTATATATAATTAGAAAATAAAAATTATTAATGGATTATAATAAGAATTATTATCAAGAGTTAGGAGTAGATAAAAATGCATCAGAGGAAGAAATAAAAAAGAGTTATAGAAAATTGGCACATAAATATCACCCAGATAAAAATGGCGGTGATAAGGAGTATGAAATTAAGTTTCAAGAGATTAATGAAGCTAATAGTGTACTATCAGATTCTAAATCTAAACAAGAATATGATAAACAGAGTCCACATGGAAATTCTTATTCGCCAGGATTTAGTGGATTTCCAGGATTTGAATTTCATTTTAATCAAGGCGGTGGAGATATTAATGATATATTTAGTCAGTTTTTTGGAGGTGCTAATCCTTTTGGTAGTGCATTTGGCGGAGGATTTAATCCATTTGGTCAAGAACAGTTTAGAGAGGATTTAGATATTAATGCTAGTATAACAATAAATCTTAAACAGATATATTTAAATGAGGCTTTAAATATAAAATATAAAAGAAAAATTCATTGTGATTCTTGTGATGGAACTGGATTTGATAAAGGAAGTCATTCTGATGTATGTGAAATGTGTAATGGTTCTGGTGTGAATAATAAAAAAACTTGTGAGTATTGTAGAGGTGATGGAAAGATTTATTCTGGTACTTGTAAAAAATGTAAAGGTGAAAAGGTTGTATTAACTGATTCTGAAGTCAATTTGGCAAATATTTCTCAATTAAGATCAACTATTCAAAATTTGCATAGAGGTTATGGACATCAATCTAAATATTATAGGGAAAAGGTTGGTAGTTTAATTTTGAATATTAATGTTGATAGGAATGATGGTTATCAAATATTGAATAATTATCAATTAAAGAAAGTGATAGATGTTCATTATCAAGATGCTATAGATGGTGTTGAATTGTCTAATTTACATATAGATGATAAGGAAATTAAAATTAAATTACCATCTAAAACAAAGAATGATGACGTATTAAGAATTAGAGAAAAAGGTTTATTAAAACCAGATAACACAAGAGATGATTTATATTTAAAGATAAATATAATAATTGATTATAAACGATTATCTTAAAAATCATCTAAACTTTTAACTAATTCGTTTAATTCTAAGTTTAGTGTGTTTATATATAATTCTAGTATATCTGTAGCAAATACAACAGTTGCAATTTCACCCTCATTTAATTCAACTTCATCATGTATCATTATACCTGAGCCTTTTATGACAAAGGATCTTTTTGTCATTAAACTTTGCAAATCAAAAATAGTTTTTTCAAGTTTAGTAATTCTATCAACTATGTTAGCTACAAGAAGAGCATTATCTCTATTCATAATATATTTTTATTTTATATATTTAAAAAGGTAAGTCTCCTTCATACAATTTAATTTTAGTTAAATTGTTTTCTTCAAAGTTTTGTAAGTCAATTTTATACTTTTGATCTTTATCTTCTTCATCATCAAAATTATCATAATATTGAGATGTGAAATTATCAATTTCTTCTGATTCATTAAATTTTTTTAAGTGTTTCATATATTATATTTTTTTGTTTCTAAATCAAGTTTTATTTGATTAAGTTCTTTCATTACTAATTCTTCATTTTTGAATTTTTTAATCCAATCATCTATTGATGAATTTCTATTTTTTATAAATCCTAAAAGTGTTCTTTTTATATGTCTTAACATTATTTCTTTACTAAATTCAGGTGTATTAATATAATCATTATAAGTATCATTAATAATTTCATAATCAATTGTTGTTCTGATTTTATAAAAGTTATTAACATTATCTGACTCTTTTTCAAATCCAAGTTTATTTTTAATATAATCCGCAAATCTTTCAGTTAAAACTGATTCTATAAATATATTTTTATCTGGGTATATTTCTTCAAATTTTTTAAGTATTTTAGTAAATAAACCTTGACCTGTATTTTCAACTTCAATTGATGCAAAATCAAAAAAATCTAATACTCGATTTTTGAAAAATCTTTTTGATTTTCGTATATAAATTTTTATTTCATCATTTTCGATCCATAAATTTCTTTTAGTAGAATTTAAAAAATTATCAATTTGATTTAATATATCATCAATATCATTATTATTATATTCAAATATTTTAAAATTTGTTATCATAAATTATGGTCTAAAATTTGCATAAGTTGTCAAATTACTCATTTTGTGCTTACCTTTCTTCTTTTTCGTTTTTAGAGCTGGTTTTGCATACGTGCCAAATAATTGACCAATATCTCCGCTTCCAGCAATAGAATCTGATGCATTTACTGAGCCAGGAGTTGCAGAAGGTTGTGCAGATATAACAGCTCCCATTCCACCTGTGTTGCCTAATGTTGCACAAGCATCTTCTTTAATATATTCTTTAAATTTTTTCATATAGATATTTTTTTATTTTTTCTTCAATATTTTCATCATATTTAATTCTTAATAGATTTATATTATTGTTTATACAATAATTTGTTTTTATTTTATCATTTTTCTCTATTTCTGGAGTATAAAATTTAGTATTTATATTAAAATGTTGTCTGCCGTCAAATTCTATTGCTATATTATATGTAGATAAATAAAAATCAAAAGGTAATGTAAGTGTGTTTCTACAATTATTAAATCTTTTCTGAGTTTCAAAAGAAATATTTTGATTAAATAAAAATTTTGAAATTGCGATTTCACCTTTAGATTTTATATAACAATCACAACCTATTTTACCCCTTAAATGATCATCAACACTTTGAGAAAATGTCTTATTACATGTTTTACATGTAATTGTTAGTTTTGTTCTATTATTGATATATTCCTGATCTAATATTAAATATTTATAATTATGAATTATATTGGACCTATTAACAATATCATCAATAGTTAATTTTACATTTTTTGCACATTTTGGACATCCTTGACTTTTTAAATGTTTACATGGTTTTTGTTCAAAAATACCATGTTTAGAACAAATTATTTTTACCTTAACTTCAGAATTTATATAATCAACTAACGAATAATCATAATTGTTGTTATGTGTTTCTTTAGATTTTTTTATAAATTCTTGATTGTTTGGTCTATAATTATTTTGGCATTTTGGACAACCACATTTATTATATAGATGAGTTCCAGAAATTTGTTCAAAAACACCATGTTTATGAATTTTATTTGATTTTTCTATAAATTCTATATTATTACTTTTTTTCATTTTTAATTATATATTATATTTATTAAATAATTTTTTTAATGTATTTTCAACTTGATAAGTTGCGTGATCTATTTTAGATTTATCCATTTTATCAACAACTTCATTTATAGATAATTCTAAATTGTTATGTGAGTACATTCTTTTAAATATTAATTGTTGTGCTTCTGTACAATCATTTAACATATCTTTTAAATTTTCTATTTTTGATTTTTCTGTTATTACTTTGGAATTAAATAATAATCCTATTCCTTGAATTGGTTGATTATTTGTTTGGTATGTGAATTCTTTGAATTCTTTACCTTCTTTTATTTCATTCCAGAATTTGACAACACCTGGGCAAGTACTATCATTCACATCATGAAACATTACAATTTTAGCATATTGTCCTAAATTTTCATAATCAGTTTTTATTCCTTCATAAGAATGATCACCATCAATAAACACCAAGTCAAATTTTTCACCTTTATAATCCTCACTTGTTCCTATGTGTAAATTGATATAATTTTTAATATCTTCTGTCATATGCTTATCTTGAATATCAATTCCAATAGTTTTTAAATTAGGATTTTTTAATTTTAGCATTTCTGTTATTAAAAGATGTGAACCACCTTTAAATATACCAATTTCACAATATGTATTTATATCATATTTTAATAGTTCTAATATTGCGTCTGCAATTTGTTTTGGTGTTTGAAACATAGCTTCTTCAGCTCTATTATAAACCATATATTTGTTCCATTCCCCATATCCATCTCTATCTTCTACACATAAACCATAATCACAAACTAATTTTATGATGTCTGTATCTTTAACAGATTCTAATTTAAGATTTGATATGTTTTCAACTAATGTTGAATTTTTTGTTTTCTTTTTTATGTTCTTTTTAGAATGTTTCATACTTTTATATGTTTTGAAAGTTGGTTCGGCGCTTGGTGTAAATTGTGTACCAAACTCACCATTATTACCAGATTTATAATATCCAGTACCAAATGGCTCTAATGATCCTACTCCTGCTTTTCCTGATGCGTTTCCTGAAGAAACTTCTGATTCGTTAAATGTTTTTAAGTGTTTCATAAATTATATTTTATAATATTTTTTTTTTGCTAAGTAATAATTATATTGATCTGGTTTTTTATTTTTAATAATATTTAGAATGTTCTTTTTTAATGATTTTATCTTTGTCATATTATCTAAAATATCATAAAAATCATAACCACCACGATCATCATCATCATCATTAATAAAAATAGTGGTGTCTGCACCTGCATCTATGAGCATTTCAAACATTTTAAGAAATTTTTCAGTATTTTTTTTTCTAAAATTATAAATTGAATTGATTAATAAAGTGTTTCCATTATTTATATCTATTTTATTAACATTATAACCATGATCAATAAATAGTTTAATCATATCTAAACTATAATTATTTTCTATATGATATTGTATAGTAATAATTGGTTGAATATCATCAATATAATCTGGTAAACATTATCTAATAATGATTTTAATATATTTATATTACCTCTTTCAATTGCCATTGATATTAATTCCTTTTTTTCATTATCATTTAAATCAAATGTCACTATATCTTCATATGTTTTTAAATATTTCATATATTAAATTTTTTTACATTTTTTTTGAATAAATATTCATTTATTCTTTTTTTTATATCTTCTGGTATTTTTATTTTTTTAATATTTTCCTCTATTGGCTCACCATAATACCAATATAAACCTTGAAAATCTTTTGGTGTAATTTGTATACCATCCCACCAATCTCTTCCTTTTTCTGTTCTCCAAGTCCAATTAAGTTTATTTTTTATTAACCATTCTGCAAAATCTTTATTTAAACCATCTTTATAATTATAAGAATCTCTATTCCAAGAATTTAATAGACTAGTGTGATCTGCATGTAAAAATACACATTTAGCTGATTTATAATAATCATCAATAATAAATTTTTCTTTTGGAAATTGTTTTTGTATTTTTTTTAAAATAGAATTTACGTTATATTCTCTATTTTTAGATATCATACTACGATTATCAAACGTTTCTCTTTCTCGTTTTTTTACTCTATCTTTTGCACATTCTTCTAATAATTTTAAATATTTCATATATTATATTTTTTTGCTTCTTCTTTTACTTTTAGTTTTTTATTAAGCCACATTAATACCATTTCTTTTTCAAAAGAAAAATCTACAGTATCATTTTTATCTTCTGGATCATCACTATAATGATTTCTATAAAAATCATAGAAAATATTTTTTATTTCAAATGAAGATAAATCGTTTCTATATATGTATGTTTCTAATTTTTCTTTACAGATAATAGCTAATTTTTTATCTATTTCTCTATGTTTTGTATCATGATATTTTAGTTCTTTAAATAGTTTAGTTATTTCATCATTAGACACTTCTTGATTTTCATGTACTTTTCTAATTTTCATATTATATATTATATTTATCTTTTAATAATATCATTTCAAGTTCGTCCAACACTTCTTCTAATCTATTTGAATCAAACATGTATTCGTTATATAGTGTATGAATATCTGGTTTATAATAATATTTATTTTTAGCTTTGTTTATTTCACCTTTATAAATGTTGAAAATAGTTTGACATTCATTGCCCCTATTTTTCATAATATAATAACAGGGTTCCTTACAATAACTGGAAGGAGTTGATTTGAATAATGTATATTCTTTAAATATTGAGTATCTATTATAATCATTATCTTTATTTAATAATTCAAATGTTTTTAGATATTTCATATATTGAATTTATTTGTTTGGTATTTTATTACTATTTTATTAAATTCATCATCATTTAATTTTTTCATTCTATTTAACTCTGATTTATTAATAAATAATATAGTACCACCAGAATCAGATGCATAATTTTCTACATTTTTATAATATTGAAATTCATATTTAACTATAAATCTGTATTTTGAATTGCCGTCGTTTATTTTTTCTATTTCACCTATATAAATAACTTTATCATAACCAGACCAATTATTACCATCATGATTATTATATTTAGTATATTTTACAATGTCTCCGACTTCTATATCTTTATTTAAATTTTCATATGTTTTTAGATATCTCATAGTTTATATATTAAAAATTCATACTATAATTTTTTTATATATACATAAAAAATAATAATAAGTTATGCAAAAATTGTTTGAAGAATATGTAGAGTCTGCTGATTATAAAATCTCAGTCTTTTTTAAAGAATTACAATCACAAATTCAGAAATGGTTTACAGAGGGCTCACTATCGGCACAAGGTTGTGAAATAGATGGAGATATTCAGATTTCAAACTATAATCCAATGGAAAAATTTTTGATTTGTAATTTTGTTGAGCCAATCACAGAAGGTGATGAAGAAGAAGGCTCATCTTTTAGATATAGAATGACGTTTATGGTTCGTCTTGATCAGATGAAGGATGCTGAGGCACAAGGACAAGGACAGTCACAAGCACAAGGTGCGGAAGCATTACCGGCAGAACAAAAAAATTTAGAAATAAATAAAGTTCTTTTGAAAATTCATCAATTTGATGAAGAAAATAAAGAAAAAGGTGAATTAGTTGAAGAAGTTAATGTAGAAGACATTAAAGAAGATTTTATAATTGATAAAATAGGTCAATTAAAAGATAAATCAGATGATAAAGGTACTGATAAAAATGATTTAAAAGATAATATTTATACCCAATGATAGTAGTCGCAAACACGTTTATGTTAAACATTTTTAGGAAAATATCAATATTTAAATTGGATCTTGGAAAAAATTTTATTCCTATGAATGGAGAAACTGTTGAAATTAAAGATCCATTTATGTTGAAATATTTGAATATGACAGGAAAGCAAGTATTAACCTATGGTACAATAGGAAAATTGATTTTTTACCAAGATTTTACTTTGCCTACTACTGAATTTTATATTTTTAATGATGAGAGTATTTATGGATTAAATTATACTGAAGAGGATTCTAATGTAAGCCCAGAAAATTATTTGGCATCATTAGTAAAGGAAATAAATGAAAAAGAAGGAATTAAAGAAAATATTGAAAAGGTGGATAAGAAGAGAGATCCAGATATCAAATTGCCAGCAGATCAATATCTTCAAGAAATGATTAAAAAACGAAAAGAAGAAAATGCCAGATAATACGTCAAATATGGTTATTGATAAACTTATAGTTAATAATCATGCGTTTTTAAATAAAACTCCGGAAGGTGAAGTTGTATATGGACCACCATTTACCACTTTTATTGATTATGATAATCCTAATGAAAATAAAAATAATAGGAATAAAACTCCAAATGGTGATGTTGTGTTTAATCCTCCTTATACAAAATTTATAGATTATGATAATCCGTTAGAAAAAGGTGATAGAAATAAAACACCCAATGATGAATTTTTATATAAAAATATAGATAAGATTAAAACACCTAATGATGAAATTGTATATAATAATATTGATTCAAATAATAAATTAAAAAATGAAAACTTATATAATAATATTAATTCAATCAATAAATTAAAAGATGAAGATTTATATAAAAATGTAGATTTTAATAGAACATTAAGTGGATCTGTATATGAAAATATAGATTCTAAGCGTACATTAAGTGGTGATGTTTATATAAATATAGAATCTAATAACAATCTAAAAGATGAAAATCTTTTTATAAATGTAGATAAGAATCATTCTCTTAAAAATGAGGAATTATTTATTAATGTTGATTCTAAAAATAAGTTAAAAAATGAAGAGTTGTTTGCTAATGTTGATTCTAAGAATAAGTTAAAAAATGAAGAGTTGTTTGCTAATGTTGATTCTAAGAATCAATTAAAAAATGAGGAATTGTTTGCTAATGTTGATTCTAAAAATCAATTAAAAAATGAGGAATTGTTTATTAATGTTGATTCTAAAAATAGATTAACTAATGATATTTTATTTGTGAATAAAGATAAAAAAAACATACTTGATGGTGACTCTTTGTTTGAAAATGTAGATGTTATAAGAAAAATGGATAATGCTATATTATACTCAGATAAAAAATCTAATAATAGATTACAAGGTGAAATTTTATATTCTAATGTTGATGATACAAATACCTTGATGAATGAGCAATTGTATGATAATAATGTGACTGATAATAATACAATTAAAGATAATAAAATTTTATATGCTAATAGCAATATAAAAAAATAATTAATATGATAAAAACATTTGAAGAATATGAGTTTCCTTTAGAAAATATTAAGAAATTGTACTCTTTTGAGAAAATAAAAAAATTATCTACAGAAATATCTAGATTTTATAAGGATTTTTATTGATTCTAAGACTACTTATAATTGGACTAATCTTCAACACTCTTGTTGTCGTATTGCTTTTTACCAAAATAATTTCAAACAAGAATATATTTTTAAATGTGAATTAGCTTTAGCTGAAAGTATGGTTAATCGTAATAATTATTCTGTTAATATTCAAGTAGATTGGAATATGTTTGTATCTGATGATAGTCTTAAAAAATATGATTTATTTTATAAATTTTTAAGAGGTCTTATTTCTCCAGGCGGGTTTAATAGTGTAAAAATAGAAGATATAGATTTATTAATTTCAAAATTAAATATTGAAGATTATGAATTATATATAAATGTAGATAAATTTAATCTTTAATTATGAAATATTTAAAGCAATATGAAGAAAGATTTGATAATCTTGTTAAATATTCTAAATTAATAAGAGATTATTTTGATTACACAAAAAAGACTGAGGTGAAAATAGATCCTCCTTTAATATATAAAAATAGAGAATATTCATATATTTATTTTGATAAAAAAACTAGGCAAATTAAAGTTAAAGCGTCTGATTATAATAAAATTTTTGATCCATTAATTGATGGCACAATGTTAATAATTAAATTGTATAATTATTTGGAAACTGTAACACCAGAAATTAAGAATTATCAAAAAATTAAAAAGAATATAGATAAATTTAATCTTTAATAATAAATCTTTTTAAGAAATTCATTATGATGTGTGAAAGCTAAATTCATTTTAATTGCTCTACTTAATAAAACCCATTTTCCATTTTTAGCATCATCAGCAAATTTTAGTTCAGCTGAATTATTCATATGGAATACAAATGGATAAGAATAGAATTCTATTTCTCTTGGATCATTAGTTTTGAAAACACCAAGTGGTTCTATTCTTTTAATATCATCTAATTTTGCTAACGTTTCTTCTTGTAATTCACGTTTGGCTGCATGTTCTGGTGTTTCACCAGCATCTATAAATCCACCAGGTATAGCCCAACCTCTACCATCAACTCTTTCAATTAGATATACATGACCTTCTCTAAATGGAATTGCATCACATGCAAAGTTGGCTGCATAGATTATTTTATCACCATTATCTAATTCAAAATATTTTGTGATTGGATGCCCAGAATTTACAAAATTTGCAAATTTGTCATCTATTAGTGTTATTCTACCTGCTTGTTCTTTAGGTAAAAAAAGTGTTTTATTATCACTTGTAACATAAAGCCAATTACCATTTTCATCTTTATTAATGGCTGTAATAGTGACCAATTTTGTTAGATCAAAATTTGATAAATTTTCTTTCATTAGATATTTGTTGTAATTAGTTATCATTTAATAAATTTTTAATTTTAGTCGGTATTTTACCATTTACTATTTCTAATCTTTTTAATTCTTTCTTTATGATATTTTCATCTTTTTTATAAGTTATTAATAATTTTTTAATTCTATTAAAAAAAGAATCTATGATATAATCTGGTGCTAGATTATCATTTGATATATATGATTCAAAGTTTGTTTTCATAAATTAATAAGGTGCTTGAGTCGATTCAATTCCGGCAGAGTATCCATCATTATATCTTTCATAGCCATAACTTTGTATAATATCACTTAAAGTTGATTTCTGATACTCTGTTAAATTTAATGATTCAAGAAATTTAATGATTCTTTCTTTTTCTTTTATACTTACGTTCAATTTACCATATTCTCCGGTGTATAAAAATGAAAATCCATCTTCTATAGAAATTTCAAAGTTCTCGCTTATTTTTTTAATTTTCATTTGCTGTATTTTTTTTAAAGTTAATAATATGTTTTTAAATAAAAAAATTATTCAAAATTATGCCATTTTGATTTTGATGGTTCTTTCATAGAATCTATACCATGCTCAAACCCGCCTATAAAATCATCACTAGAGAATGATGTATTATCTTCATCTATAAATTCGTATATAGTTTGACCTATAAAATTACCTAAATCTGAAAGTGTATTTCCAATTATTCTTTCTGAGTTTATTTTTGAAATGAGTTTTTCTTTTACTTCTTCAAATTTATCAAAATTACTTATTATTTTATTATCTGAATTAGTTTTATCTTCATCTTTTTTAAGTCCTTTTATAAGATTTTTTATATGCTCATTATCTTCCTTTTCGTTAAATTTTTTAATTTTCATATTTATTGTTTTTTTAATAAAAAAATTATATGATTTTACTAGTGTCTATGCCTTTTTCTTCTTTTAGGTAATCCCTTATTAATTTTTCCACAAGTTTAGATTTATTAATATCTTTTTCTATTGTCACTTCTTCTAATAAATCATATATTTTTTTGTTTAAAGACACTGGTAAATTTTTTCTTTTGTCCTCATTATTTAATCTTTGTACCATGATTGTTTTTTATTAAGTTATATATAAATTTTATTTTTTTGTTTATTTGATATTTATTGAAAAATAATTGAAAAATAATGTAAAATAATTGTAAAAATAGTGTTTTTGACTTTAAAATATTTATATATACAATAAAAAGAGATTATGAAAAAAATTGGAACAACATTTACAATAAATCCAAAAATATTGGAATTACTAAACGGAGATGCTAAAAACAAATCAAAATTGATAGAATGGATACTTTTAAATTATTTTAAAAGTATCGGAAAAAATACAGATGATATAATATTATGATAATTGAAGAATATATTGTAATTGAAATTGGATATAGAAATATAAATTATTTTAAAGAATTAGGTTATGATGCTGTATTTGGAGTAAATATTTCTGTATTATCTACACATTTAACTAAAACTAGTAATACTATCATACACGCCAAATGTGATGTTTGTGGTGAAGAAATAGAATTAAAGAAGACAAATTATACTAAATCTTTGAAAAGTCATAATTATTATTGCTGTCAAAAATGTGCATCTTATAAAGTTAAAAAAACATTTTTAGAAAAATATGGTGTTGATAATGTTTTTCAAAATGAAAAAATAAAAGATAAAATTAAAAAAACTAATTTGAAAAAGTATGGATTTGAAAGTCCTCAACAAAACAAGGAAATAAGGCATAGAACAGAGGAGACAAATTTGAAAAAATATAGAGCAGTATATACATTTCAATCTGATGAAGTTAAAGAAAAAATTAAAGAAACAAATTTAAATAGATATGGTGTTGAACATCCTCAAGAATTAGAAAAAATTAAAGATAAAGTTAAACAAACAAATTTAGAAAGATATGGTGTTGAATATACTCAACAAAATAAAGAAATAAGGATAAAAACAAAAAACAAATTTGGAAAGATATGGATTTAAAAATCCTATGCAAAATGATAAAATTTTTGAAAAAACATTAAAAAATTCTTATCATAAGAAAAATTTTAATAAATTAAAATATCAAGGAACATATGAATTGGATTTTTTAATAAAATATGAAAATTTAGATATAACAAATTATAAATCTATTGAATATTTTTATGATGGTAAAAATAGAAAATATTTTCCAGATTTTTATTATAAAGAAAAAAATTTAATAATTGAAATAAAGTCTGATTATACATATAACATATTTTTAGAAAAAAATTTAGCAAAACGAAAATCTTGTATTGAACAAGGTTATAATTTTATATTTATAATTGAAAAAAATTATGATGAGTTTGAAATCATTAAATTATAACTGAAGTACCCACACGATCAACAAATGGTAATAATTCTTTTATTTGATTTGGATCTCGAACACCGCCAGAAAATTTTATTTTCATTTCATCTGGTAATATTTTTCTCATAAATTTAACTTTATCTAATTTGGTCTGAAATGAATCATCTTTTGGTAATTTTCCGGTAGATGTCATAATATAATCTACAC